GGAAATCTATCTTGGCTTGGGCGGCAGCTACGGTGGGCTGAGGCCCGTTGGCTAGAGCTATTTCTTCGGGCCCGGCGCCTATCGCCGAGCCCCAACGAGCTATTTCATCGGGCGTGGGCGGGCCACCATTGGGGAAATCTATCTTGGCTTGGGCGGCAGCTACGGTGGGCTGAGGCCCGTTGGCTAGAGCTATTTCTTCGGGCCCGGCGCCTATCGCCGAGCCCCAACGAGCTATTTCATCGGGCGTGGGCGGGCCACCATTGGGGAAATCTATCTTGGCTTGGGCGGCAGCTACGGTGGGCTGAGGCCCGTTGGCTAGAGCTATTTCTTCGGGCCCGGCGCCTATCGCCGAGCCCCAACGAGCTATTTCATCGGGCGTGGGCGGGCCACCCTGCCCATGGGGCGAGGGGACTGGCGGGCTCGGCTTGCCGAGGGCGTCCTTGAGGGCCTGGTCCCGGGCCATGTTCGCCCGCACTTGCGCGATTTCGGCGGGCGTGGCCATCCGATTTTGGGCATCAAACTTTTGTGTAGCTTTTTGCTCAGCCCCTCTGGAAGCGCCGCTTAGCCCTTCCTCTACTGCTCCGGTAAATTTTGGAGCAACGAAGCGTGCGACCTTACCTATACCTTTTGCTAATAGACCAGTACCTAATGCGAGTGTCGGCGCCGCTACAGCTCCTATTCCGCCACCAATTACGCGGTCACCTAAAGAGCCGCCTTCACCACCAGAACCGATAATAGCCCCTAGGCCAGCTTGGCCCCACAGTCCCGCACCCCCAAGAGCACTTGCGACTGGATTAGCGATTGCTCCGACAGTGCTGGGTAAGGTAGATGCATACCACGGAGCCTCCCCCGATTCTTTTATCTTGCGGCGGGTATCGGCCACTTCCTGGTTCGCCTCTTCGGGCGTCATCAGTTTAGCTCTTTGATTAAGCCAATCCAAAAATTGAATGGCGTCCGCCCCATGGTTCAGAGTAGCGCCGTTCAGAAGTTGCCATCCCGCCGCTTCGGAATTACTCATGGGTTGAGCAGAATCGGCTTCTGGGGGTAGCTCAATAGCATCAGCGGGCAACCCCGGACCGGAGGATTCGCTCTCCTCGGGAGGCAGTTCGATAGCATCTGCTGGGAGTGCCATATTATTTCACCGGATTGCCTTGGCGGTCAATATATCCTACTGTGGGACTCCAGTGCGTTGCACCCTTAGGACGAGGCCCAGTGGGCGGTCTACTCTGAAATGCCTCGGGCTCTGCTTTCTTGATGTTTTTGATGGCGGCCGCCATTCTATTAGCGGTCTGATATATTTCCGGCGTAGGAGCACCTTTGGTCCGGGTATATCCAGGAATCGCATACTTGCCCGTATCCTGCGGGGTGCCCTGAGCGGGAATCCAGCCCATATTTTGGATATTTTGCTGCGCTTGCGCCACGGCCTGATTGATACGACCCCTGCGAGTTTGGATAAATTCAGGCGTATACTCGTTAAAGGATGGGTCGGGCAGTAATTCGGCGTATGCCTTCTTCTCTTCTTCGCCCTTTCCGGGCACATTGGGCTTTTCGAGCATACTATTGAGTAAGGCTCGACTGTTCTCGTTGCGCATTTCGAGATTACGCCTAAGTTGAGTGCTAGCAGTTATGTCGTTACCTAGTACCGAGATTCCAGCATGAGCAGCCGAAATAGGACCAGCACCTTCCATTAGGGTTTCGAAGGTCTCACCTGTGGGTGATTCTCCAGCAGCAGGAGGCGTTTGGCTACTATTAGGCGTATTACCTCTGACAGGCGTATTACCTCTGACAGGCGTAGCACGCGCAGGAACGGTCTGGCCAGGGAGTCCGTAATCAGCTCTGTTAGGCTGAGGAGGATGAGCAGACCCGGTTTCGTCGGCAACCCTATCCGCAGCGGCCCAGTTTTCCCAAGCTTTCGCGTATGCTCCAGCGCCGCCTTCGGTGTAGGCTTGGCTAGCCTGACCCAGAGCCTGTTGAGACTCAGCCCGAGTCTTCATTGCGTTGATGGCTGCCTGGACGCGGGGCTGTCCTTCAGCAATCATTTGTGAGAGCACAACATTTTTGGGAGCGCCGTCAAGTGGATTCCCGTTGGGGTCCATGGCTACGTTGCCGTTTTGGTCCAGGGGAATATGCCCTTGGGCGTCAAGCCCCGGAGCCATTTGCCTGAGTTTGTTCGCGATATCTTGCTGTGTGGGCGATTGTCCTCGTAGAGTGGCATCGTACGTGGCAGCGTCCTGAGCCATATCTCGGATTTTGCTCTCTCGATACTGAGGGATGTTCTGGAGCTGGCTGTATTCCCAAAGCTGCATTCGGACGCTAGCGGCCTGGGTATGTTCCTGCCGCAAAGCCGCCGATAGTTTCAGTTGCTGGTCAGGACTCCCCGCGAGCTGTTCCTCTGGAGTAGTTGCCTCCAGACTGATGGGACCGGTCTGAGACCCTCGGGCCGCAAACTGTTGGGCATTTCGCGCTAGTCTATTGGCTCCGGCAACGCGTGCTTGCTGTTGCATCATCTGTTGCAAGTCGCCCTGAGACTGTATAAGCGGCTGTCCGACGTTGCGGCTCAACTGCTCTAGAGTGGCCGCGGGCAGGTCTTCGAGACTAGGCCGAAGAATAGGGGTAGAAGACATGGTCGTTGCGGGCGCCGAAGCGGGCGCAGAAGGAGCGGAAGACGTATCACCGGAATCATCATCTGGATTTCCGGCAGCTAACGTCTTGAGGATTTCTTCTTGGGGGTCGAAGGTCATTTATACTCTCCCGCCCTTACTCTTGGTGACGAATGTCCTCAACATGCTCGGAGAGCCGCGAGCAACGCGGGGAGGCACTACGATTTCTCTCGGGGACGCCATGATAGGTACTTCGCCGCCGCGTGACGCCATCATAGCTAATGGCGCCAGATCCATCATTGTGTCCCCCGCTCCAGCAGCGCCCATCACATCGGCTCCTCCTCCAGCTCCTCCAGCAAGAGTATCGGGAGCTGATGTAGACAACGCGCCGTTACTCATCGGGGTGGCCCCGGCCCCACCTCCGCTCGAAAACGGGTTACTCCCGTTGTGCATAGCATCGCCAGCCTGCGCGATAGCCCCGACAGTATTGCCTACATCGCCACCGAGGTTAATGTCGGTTCCTTGCTGTATCAGACCCTGCTTAAATCCTAGGTTGGCCACGTTATTAGTTTGACCTGCTACGTCTCCGGCTTGCTGTAGACGCCCGGAAGCGTTGAATCTAGAGATTGCGTCCTTGGCCTGTTGCGTGGCGAGGTCTTGCCCTTGCTGCGCTGAGGCCATGTTACCAGACTGAGCTAGCGCCTGGAGCGCTCGACCTCTAGCGTCAGAGGCCGCCGCCGCAGAAGATAGCGCGGCGGTATTGGCTGCACTAGAGCCCCCGGTCAGCTCCCCAGCCACCATCTGGCCACCGCCGACAACGCCGCGCCGAGCCTGGTCAGCTAATACAGCTTGCCGCCGAGCACCCTCCTGTTGCCCTGCGCGCGCAAGAGCCTCCTGCTGAGCCTCGCGCGCCTGAATATCCATTCCGCCCTGCTCACCGGCATTCTTGACTTGTGCGAGTGACTGGAGAGCGGCTTCGCGCAAGGCCGGGTCCTGCGAGACCGAGCTGGTGGCGGTCGGGTTTACCTGCTGTAGGTTGGTAAGGGCACCCTGCTCCTGAGCCTGGGCATTTTCTGCGGCCTGTTGCTCGGCATCAGCGCCCACAAATGCGCCGACTGTACTTCCGATATCGCCGAAAATATCATAGGGATTACTTTGGCTCGCTGCCATATTTACCTCTTACCTTTGATGACATTGCGTAAATGGGTAGCTCGGACGAACTTGACGGCCTTATCCGGCGCATTTTCGGCCATCGCGACTGTTCGCGGAAGCACTACAGATCCCGGCCTTACATTGAGAGGCACAGTATCGTTCGCGTCATGGTCACCGGGCATCGTAGCCTCGCCGGGTACCTCGCCGCCAAAAGCCAGTCCGATGGGGGATAACAGTGTCGGGAAGAATGTCGGGTCCTGCGATTCCACGCCAAAGGCAGCTCCACCTGGGGAAAGTAAGGTAGATAGTCCCTGATTGTTGGGGTCTTTGGCGTTTTGGTAATCCTGACCGGTCGGCAGTCCGGCATTAGCAACGGTATAGGGATTAATGATAGGCGCTGGAGCGCCCGATTCGAGCTGCGTGGCCGTGGTCTGGGCTCCCGGAGCCTGTTGCTCGGCTTCTCCCGCATTTAGGTCGAGGAAATTGTTTAGCGCCTGGCCCTGGGTCGTCTGGGCAGGATTGCCGACCATACCGGGATTCTGGACTTCGTTTTTGAGGGCTTCCGCGCCCGCCGTCACTCCGGTCGGGGGCGTGTATGCCTCTAGCGTAGGCGCCACTTCGGTACCGGGTGAAGTCGCGGGGTTGAATGCCTGTCCGTGGAACGAAGGCGTCAGCGTCTTGCCCCAGAAATTGTGTCGCTGGGTAAACTCGTTCGGGAGGTTCGCCTGCCAAGCGTTGTACGCCTGGTTCTCGGTGTTCTGGTAGTTTTGCTCGACATTGGCATTGGCCTGATTGACTTCGCCCTGAGCCTGAGCCCCTGCCGCTTTGAGCCCGGCGAGCTGCGCAGCCATTTCGCCCTGAGCCTGTCCGCCTCCAGCGCCCGGGTTCTCTTGCTGAAACTGGGCCGCCGAGACGAAGTTGTTGCCGCTCCCGGGCGTCGTATTTGGGCCTGGGGCGCTCCCGGGCGTCGGGTTGGCCCCAGAGGACCCAGCGGTCACTGCGCGGCCCGCAGGTGCTGAGCTGGACGTCGTCGGGCCTGCCAGCGCGGGCGTTGTGGGAGCGGATTCGTCGTCGAGGTCGAAAATTGCCACACTAGCTCCCAAGGACCAAGAATCTGAGGTTAGTGACCTGGGTCTGGTCTAGCCCACTAATAGCGGTCACTTCGATATCCCCATTCCCGTTGACTCGCCAAGCTGGATTTCCTAGTGACACCGGATTCCCGCTGGAGTCGGTTGCGCTCGAGATGAGCACGTGCGTCGGCTTCCCGGCGAGACTATTCTTCATCGTTATTTTGGGGAATCCACCACCCTGCACGGGGCTAACCTTCAGGTCGCTCACGATACTATTGACGTTGTCCCCGACGCTGATGGACTTGTTGAGGATATTGTTATGGGTCGTCAAAGTATTGTTGAGCTGACGAAATACAGGCTCCATCCATTCCCTGTGCTCCTCGGGGATGTCTTCGAGCTTCAGCGAAGGGTAGGTTCCAGGTTTAGACACTCATGCGCTCCGATACGGTTTCGTAAATTAGGCTCAAACCCTGTAGAGTCCAGGGCATCCAGCCATCGTTCAGTTGGACGGTCATGGTTAGCTGATTACCGCGCTCCATTGAGGACGGTATGCCAACGCGCACCGTTTTGCTGTTGTCCCCTCTGTATATTAGCAACTCCGAGGCTATAGCGGGCTCGAAGTCGTCGAGCGGGTCGTTGTCGGTATGGAAACCAAGTTGCAACTGGCTGAAGCTTGCCGATTTGAACAGCAAAGCCGCCTCGCGGAATATGTAGCCCGCGCCGGGGTTATCGCCGAAAAAGGGCACCCAGGTAATGGTGCAGTTGATGCCGCGGAAGGCCGTTACGTTGCCGGTACCTAATGTCCAGAGTTGCGGACGGTCTACCGTGACGATATTGTTGACCGTGTCCACCGAGAGCACATTCACCCAATTCCATGTAGGGTAGGTGCCCTGGACGAGCACGTCGCCGGGCTGCAAATTGGCCACGCTAGAGAGCGTCAGCGAATCGTACTGGGTACACGCTAGGATATTCAACGTGGTTGCCAGTGTCATGTCCACATAGTCTCGATAGTCAGGGATAGGCACACTGCCAGGCGCCGGACCCGGCACGAAGGGCGACTTGCGCTCTTGGTAGAGCTGGTTTCCGGCAGCTACGTACAGCTTGTCGGTCGGGGTATAGAGAGTCCCGGCCTGGAACATATCAGTGCGCGAGGTCCAGCTATTGGTATAGAGGTTGTAGACCAGGCACTGGGTCGGAACGGTATCGGCGGGGACCGTAGGCAGCCAGAAAATCACTGAGTGCTCGGATTCATACCCAACCGCAAAGCCAACCGACGCTACTACGGGTAGCATAGCGGGGGCTAGGAGACTCTGCACCAGGTCGTCGATGTCAGGGAACGTGATGTTCCGCGAACCGGTCGAGGTCAGCTGCATAAATCCCTGGTTAGTGAGCGCGATGAGCGTATTTGATAGCGGAGCAACGCATTGAGGCGAAGGGAAGGTCAAGGTCAAATCCAGCGCCGCAACCTGGAAGTCGCTGGAATCGTTTCCGCTCAGGATGAAGGCTCCGTCATCTTTCAGAATGAACAAACCGTCTCGGAGGGCGTTGATTCGGCGTACCGTGTCTTCTGTGTTGCCAATGGCGTAGGTATTGAGCACCGGAACAGCGTCGGGCTGGTCAATTTTGGAGTAAGCTACCTGATTCAGCACGCGGATGGGCGGTTGGGACTGTCCTTGCGAAGGACTCCAGGCCGAGACATGAGCTGTGGGCGTGAAAGTGATTGTCTGCGTGACGTTAGTGGCCTGAATCGCGAACGAACCCGGCAAAGAGTCCTGGGACGAGGTAACAACGGCTGTGCAACCGAGCCCTGACGTGCGATTGATAGTGCGAACGATGCTCGCGACCGTGTTCAGGAGGTCGTTGGCGACGTTGCCGGTCGAGAAAATTTGGAAAATGCCCGCAGTAGCGTTCTCTGCAGCGGCGGCGGTGATGTGTCCGCCAGTCGTGCCTACGTACACCACGTCCCCAATCCGCAAACCTACCGTTGGGTCAGTCGAGAGAAGCTGGATATCTATACTAGCGGCTCTAAGGGGGGCGGCATAGAAGGTCGTTGTCTTGAATTTGGCGATATCCACGCTGTCTGGCGGAATGTCGTTGGTTGCAGCGGGACCATCATCGCTTTGATTCGTGTACAGGTCCGCGCCGAGCAGAGAGTCCGGCGTGATATCGATAGTCCCAACTGCGATTGGCGTGTAGGTGCCGCTCGCGGGCGTAGGACTGAATGAGCCCGCCGCCGATGCGTAGACGGTGAAAGTGGACGGCGAGGGTGTGGTCAAAACGGTGTACTGACCTGCGGGTACACCACCGGGCAACCCGCTCGGAAGCTGCACCACCGAGCCCGGGCTAAGGCCCGTAATAGAGGCGGTGGCGGTTAACTGCACGATACCGCTGCTGGCAGATATGCCAAAGAGGCTTCCGGGCAAAGGTACAGGCGCCTCGAAATCGAGGTACATGTCATCTGAGGGCGAAGAGGTGCCGCTGATGGTTCCCACGCTACGGTAGACCTGGTAGAAATAGGTGCCGTCCGAGACGCCCGTCGGGATAGTAGAGGAGACGACCACGTTGCGCCCAGTCCGGGTGACCGTAATGACGGACTCGTTGACGCCCTGGAATCCTGCACTGTTGATTGTGAAATGGTTGAGGTCGACTGCGCCTAACACCAAAAAATCTGTGTTACCGGGCAAGAACATCGCATCGTTGGATGCGTTGCCGATGACTATATTTTCGCCCGCCACCAATCCATGGCCAAATTGAGTGATGGTCACGGTTGAACCGGAGCGCGAGACGAGACCAGCAGTAATGTTGTAGGAAGGGCTGATGACCACTCCACGGCCCGAGGGCGTGCCTTCTAATAGGTTCGAGTTGATATCGCGCTTCCCAAACAGGAAACGATATGCCACCTGGGAATTGCCAACTAGAGCCGTGCCGTCTGAACCGCCCTGGAACAATCCGATGTCATTACCTCCCGCCAAAGTAGCGCCCGAAAGCGTAAAATGGGCAAAGGGGGTACCGTTTATCAAGATACTGTTACCCGCCGTCCCAGGGGTGACGGCTTCAATAATAATAGTATTCCCGGTCGCGTAGGCTACGACGCCCAACGAGGCGGTGTCAGAGTTTATTGACGCTGCCAGATTAGCGGCGGTAATAGCATCGCTAGACCCTAGCGTATAATAGAATGTTCCTCCATAAGAGCCTTGCTGTGTAGTGGTATAGTACGCTACTATTGCGCCAACAGAAATACCCGCAGGAGAAGGGGTAACCCCAGAGAACGTGTTCGCTACGTAAGCGGTATATGAGTACGTAGTGCCACCAATCGAGATTACTCCTCCCTGGTCGGAAGTAGAGAGATTAATAGGGGTGGTGCATACAACAGTGGAACTTGTGGATGATGCAACATTGGTGACCTGTTGAGAGCTTGCTGTGGCCACGAAAGGGGTGGCGGCGACGACGGCAGCATCACCAAAAGTCACCCCAAACAACGAAATAGTACCAATAGCCGCCGTTCTTCCTGACACCACTAGATTGGCCGAGCCAAGCATGCTGTTGGCGAATGTGATGCCCCGGGTGAGCGCGGTAAGCGTGACTACATTGGACGTGCCGCCTACGTTGCTAGCGGTCATATACGTGGTAAGAAAACTATTGGCTCCGATGGTGGTTACGAGGTTAGAGGCCGTGGCGATGTCGTTCGCGCCCACCAGGAAGTGTGTCGAGTCCTGCGTGGAGCTTGATGCCGTCAGGAGAATGCCATCCACATATACGGTGTTGCCCGCTACGACACTCGTCAGAGTGATGGTGCCCGTAGGGAACGACCCCGCGATAGCGAAATTGGGGTTAGACGCGAATCCTGTGGATGGGACCGTGTATTGATAGTTGAAACCCGCCTGGACATCGAGTCCAGCAGGCACGCCCGCGGCGACCGGAGCGGTCGTCTGCGACTCCATGCGCATTACACCGCCACCAGTGAGCAGGTACAGGTTCTGATTCGAAGGGATTGCTCGTGGGTACCCGACCTCGGGGAACGCGAATCCACCTAAGAGCGTCGATACCTGGGTCGTTTGATTTACAGAAGTTAGGCCGGTGAGCGAGTCCCAAACAATGAGCGAATCGTTTGCTGGGGTGTAGGCATTTAGGTATTCGCCCAGGAAAACAGCAGGGTGCAAGAATGGCGCAAGGTACAGGTCGGTTCCCCGGCGAGACTGCCAAAGTCCCCGGCGCTTGACCTCGATGTTGTCGGCGCGCAAAACCTGCCCGGTACCGGCAGAGCGTTGGACGGAGCTACCGCCTACGCCCCCGATATCGGAGCCGCTGAGTTTGAGGCCGCGAGCGTTGAGCGTGAGTAGCTGGCTCATGGTTTAGTAGTAGCCCCCGCGCTTATACGGCCCATTGATGGCTAGGATAGTAGCGGGGTTGCCCGTGATGCGGTTCTTAATGAGGCTCAGAGCCGTGTCCATGAGCATCTCGAGCTTCGCCTCGGAACGCTGCATGGCTGGCACGTCCCCAAGAGCATCCATGCAGCGCACGACTACCGCGCGCACGAGCGCCGGGTGAAATTCCACCGGCAGCTGGACGATTGCCGACTGGTCCGATAGAGATACCTGGTCGCCAACCGCTAGGTCCAGGGGCAGCACGCCCGCCGGGAACGAGATGACGTTGCCGCTCAGTGACCCGGACAAATCGAAAGCGCGCAAATCGAAGCTGGGGCCGCTCTTGATGATGTCGTAGGTACCCGCGTAAGCCGTGAATCCCACCGGCACGTTTGAGAGAGTGATAGTCGCAGCCGACTGGCTAAAGGCAGCCACGAACGCGACCTGGTCTACCGTAACGAGCTGATTGGGGCGCAGATAGTAGGAGACGCGCAGGTATTGGGTGAGGTTTCCGTTGTTGAGCAGCACCGAGATGTTGTTGTTGCGAATGTAGAACCCATAGCCCTGGTACGGTAAATCCTCTTCCTCCAGCCTAGCTAGCTCGGCCGGGTTACCGTCGGGCATTACCAGGTAGATGCACTTGGGGTCGCTGCCAATCGCTCTGTAGGGCAGCGGGAAGGGGCCGTAGGTGAATCCACGAGGGTCGTTGGGGTCTTTGACGGTCGAGTCGAAGTCCACGTAGCCGTTGTAGTAGTCCTTCCGAATTGAGATGATTTTAGGAAGGATAGTCGAGCGTAGTTCTTCGGTCGCGAAGGTCAGCAAATCGGAATCGGCGAATTGTTTCGAGCCAGTCTTCGGCAACCGGCCGGTCGATTTGATGCTCGCTAGAAGCTGTTGAGTCGAATACGCAACCTGCGAAGGGGTCGGGTTCGTGCCCGGCTGGAATGACGGACTCCAGGGGCCCTGTACGGAGAGGTTGTTGACCTGGGCGAGTCGGTACCAGGTAGCGTTCGTGCCTGCGCCGTCGAGATAAAAGTACTGCCCGGTGAGCGGATTGAAGACCGAGATATTGAGGACGTTCGCCGTTATGCTGGCGATAGTCGAGTAGGGTCCGCTCTGAGCTGGAGCCGACTGGAGCAGGTACGTGATTATCGTCGGGTCAGACGATGGGTACCAAGAGATGGTAATGGCCACGATGGCTCCCTAAGCCACAACCGTTCCGCCCGAAAAATCAGGCAGTGTCATGAGCCAGTTGTACACCTCTTGCTGGATTCCTGAAGGCATCGACGCATCCATCGTCGGGAACGTGTAGGCGCTCGTGGTTGGCACGGTAACAGGGACAGACTGCTGAGCCGTGCCAACATTGACTACCTGTGCCGTCTGCGCGCCAACTGGCGTGCCGTACACCTTTGTCTGCAGGGGCTGAGAACCAGCCGCGTAAGCTGCCTGGCTGAAGAATACCTGCACCGTTGTAGCTAGTGTGTTGCTGGCGGCGTCGTACGAGTAGCCGCTAATGACACAGTACGCTCCAGTAACGGGGACACCCTGCGGCGATGTAATGTTTGCTTGGATTGCCATTGTTTTCTCCTACGAATCGAGGCCCGGGATGTATATAACCTGGACGAAGTTGGCGCTCGTGGTTGCGATAGTCGTGGCATTCGATGTGGAGTCGCCGATGTACATCTGGATGGTCATTGTCTGGCCCGCGCCCATTGGCACCATCGCACTACCAGCGGCCACGAGGGCTGTATTGACGACACCCGGACCAGATAACTCATAGACTCTGAACGTCTCGGCACCATTCACAAAGACGCTGCCTATGACCTGATTGGTAGTTGAGTTGGTCGAAATGTCGGCAGCGAACTTGACCTCGTACAGCCCTGTGGACGGAGCGGTGAATGTCCATGGGCTGGTAGTGCAGGTGCTAAAAACGTCAAACTCTTTGTGCGGGTACGCGAGTGCAGTGTAAGTGTTCTTCGTCAGCGTCTGTGTGCCGGTGTTGTCGTACCATGCCCAGTTGATTTTCGCGTAGGGCGACGTCTGAGCGTAAGCCCCCCCCACCGTGAGGGGTCCGAGGACGGCTGTGTTAATACCAGACTTACCCAGAGTGATTGCCGTAGCAGTCGTTCCACCGATTGTCAGTGTGCCAGCCGAAGCCACGTCGAGGCTAGGGGACAACAGCCCAGCAAACGAGCCAGTAATACCGAAGGTCTGGGTACCAGAAGCAGCCACGGCTCCCGCGGTAGTCGATGTAGCCGCAGCCAGAGCGAGCGTCCCCGACGTGAGAGACAACCCGTTCGCCACTGTTACACTGGTCACTGCTCCAGCAGCGCCTGCCGCGGCAATCAAAAGCCACACGGCCGGATTGGTGCTAGGTGGGGCATTGATGTTAGGAGCTACGGCCACATAGCTGGAACCCAGGTACGTGACCGCCTGGCTGTAGACGTACGCTGTAGAGCTGGACCACGCGCCCAGCCACGTCAAGCCCGAGACTCCCGCGACGCTAGTAGTAGCTAGAGTGCTATTAGGCGGCGGGTTGCTCGATGCGGCAGCTCCTACAGGATATTGGGGCATGGGCCATGACCTTTAGTATAGGCGCTCTGCCGCGAAGCACGCGTTGCCGATAGAGATTGCTTGGGACGCGCTGGTCGAAGAGAAATAAATTTTGAGAGTCGCCGCCGCGGGGAGAGTGACCACGGTACTGATACAAAATCCGAGCTGGACGCTGTTGGAGGCAGAAAGAGTAGTCGTACCTCCGGCGATAACCGCGCCTGCCGACCAAATCTGAAAGTTGACGTAGCTTACGGCCGTGGTGTCCATGGCCGTACCGGAGAAGCTGACGCTGTAAGTGCCAGCATTTGTGACCGTGATGGTCGAAGAAGCGAACGACATCGCTCCGTTAGTCCCGCCTCCGCCCCAGCCAGTCGTCCACTGGTCAAAGGTGTTGGCGGTGCCATCAGAAGTCTGCGTTTGCCCTGCAAGCACAGACCACGCGGTGCAGCCGACGTTGGGCGCCGTGATGGTTCCGCCAGCCGTAAGCACGCCCTGGACTGCGGTGGTAATACCAGAACGGCCCAGCGTGATTGCGGTCGCAGTCGTTCCACCGATTGTCAGTGTGCCAGCCGACGGAGTGTCCAGAGCGGACGCGAGCAGAGTGCCGGACGTATCGATAGTCGTGAGCGAATCCCAAGAGTGGCCCGACCCAGGGGTCTCATTGATGTTGTAGGCGTTGCTAACCCAGATACCGCCGCCACTCGTGACCACGAGGCCGGAGGGATAGATGGTTCCGGACTGCCACTTGCTGGCGCCCGCGCCATCTAGGACTGAGAGAATAGCCATGGCCTACTCACCTCCCGCCGAAAACTTGCCCATTTTCTTCGCGCCATACTTCTCGCGCCCGATGTAACCGGCGAGAGCCCCCGGGTTCTTGGCGCCCTTACCGGCGAGCCGATGCACCAAGTGCTCAAATCGTTCCCCGGTGCCAAGCTTCACTTCGCCGCCCTCGGCGTAGGCCTTGCCGTCTTCGCATTCGCTGGCCTTGTGCTCGGCCATGCCCCCGTGAGCGCGGTGCATGCCGCCGGGGATAGCGTGAGGGTGGTCCATGCAAGTGGGGGCGTGGACTTCCATGTCGCCACCATGCGCGTAGTGGCCGCACTTCACTTCGCCGCCCTCGGCCTTGTGCTCGGGCTCATCGGATTCTTCCTTGGCCCGCTGCTCAAGCGATTCGTCTCCCCCCTGATCGCCCTCGGATTTGTGCTCGCCGAGCTCTTCCGCCTGCGCATCGAACATGTCGTCGATGATTTCCTTCAACACCTCGTCGTTCACATCGCGCTTGGCCATGTAGTTACCTCGTGAAAAGCCATTTGATTGCCACCAGCACCAGACCCAGCGAAGCTACGAGCAGCGGGAACAGGAGGCCGGTCTTTTGGTCCCGTTTTGCATCGTCCTCGTTTTGCTTCCTTATCTCTAGGACCGCCAGGGCGGCCTTGTGATCGGATATGTCTCTGCGCACCTCGCAGAATCCCTGCTCTACGCGAGACGACAGATCCGTGATGGCGGCGAGCACCGGAGCGCAGTTTGCGTTGCATGGAGACATGGGCGGATTATCGTCCGTTGGCATTCTGAAATCCTAGAATGGCGCGCTCCGGATATCGACGTAGAGGCTAGTCCCCGTGGTAGGCCAGGTGAGAGCCTGGATATAGGGCGCCACCTTCCAAATCCTGCGGATAGGCAAGCGCCGTTTTCCGGTGATTCGGACTCGCGTGGTGACTCCAGACCCCGCTGCCCCGATAGCGAACTGCGTGCGCCACGGCAGCATGGCCTGTATGCCGGTCAGCCCCCCGGACCCGAACGATGATCCCGGCCCCCATGAGATCGCGGCATAGGTAGCCGAGGCGGTGATCGCCTGCGAGGGACCGACCTGGAGAGCGTTGCCGGTCGCATCGACCTCGTATGGGATAAGCGTGCATCCGGTCTGGGCGCCCGAGAACTGGATGTCTACGAAGACCTCCTCAAAGTCCTCCATGTCGACTGCGGGTGTGGTCACCGCCGTGTTCGCAGCCGTGGTGAAGTCCCAGATCGCATCTACGCCGCCCGGGATCGTCCGCTGCACTAGCTGCGTTAGACCCCCTGCGGCCATGTAGTGGCCCGTGGCGTCTCGCACGTAGGACGAGATCACCCCGGAGGCCTCCGGAGGCTGCATGGGCCAGAGTTCGGCCATGCCGATCTTCATTCCCACGCCTCCGGTCTGGGCGCCGTAGTAGAGCGACCACGACGGGTTGCTGTGCTGAGACAGATCGAGCGTCCACGGCGGAACCGACACACCCGCCGCAGAGATGCTCGTCCCGGCGAGAACAAGCGAAGCCGTGTTGTTGTTCGCCTGGCCGTACGGAGTGCCCGCTTGCAGGGGGTTGATCCAATAGGCGCTACCTGCGGTCAGGGTCGAGCCCTGGAATGCCGCAGGCGGTATGACCATGTTGAGGCCGAACTGTGTCGAGAAATCGGGCATGGCTATTCCTTTGAGGGGCGGTTTGCCTGCTTTTGGCCGCCGATCTCGAGCGGCATGACAACTAGACCCCGAAGCCGTGGAAAACTGCGGACAGGTTGCCAGTCCCGCTCGTCAGGAACCCAGACCCGGTGCATGTGATGGTCGCGCCAGCGGTCTGCGAGAAGGGGACGAAGTTACCGATCGTGCCCGGCTGAAGAGCGGTCAGAGTGATCACCGCTGTCCCGGTACGGGCCGCGCTAATGAACGTGTTGATGGTCGGGTCGGCATTCAGGGCCGCAGCGAGCGCGATCATGGTTAGATCGTCTGTGCCGCCCTTGTTCCACTGGTTTGCCACGGCCCCGGAGTTCACGCACGTGTACGTCACTCCGCAAACCTTGACCGCGTTCGTGGCAACCACCGAGGCCCCGGTCATGGTCCCGCTAGCTTGTACGGCTACGCTGGGAGCGATGGCCGCGATCGAGAGCTGGTTTCCGCTCGGAGATGCACGCGAAAAGAGGTTGGTCAGGTTCGACACCAAGCCTTGAAGGTTCTGGGTCGCGTTGGCGAAGGTCGGGAAGAGGGCGCCCGTGCCGCCGTCGTTGATGAGAAGTACGCACTGAGCCATGGAATTCTCCTAGTACCCGAAGTGAAGGATCGCCTGCGTAGAAAGCTGCCCGAACACGAGCGTAGGCCACTGCGGCTCCATCGTTGAGCCCGTGGTGGTTACCGCATAGGTGTTGTAGTAGGGGCTCGTGCCCGCTGCGGTAATGGTGAGCGTGTTTCCGACCACCGAGCCAGTGACGAGCGGGCTCAATGTCCCGTTCGCGGCGATGGTGGTCACGATGTTGAGCAGCGTGGCGTTGTCCGTAGCCCCGACGATGAAATTGGTCGTGTTCTGGGTCGCGACCGTAGCCGTCAACGTCTGGCCGGCGATGACGATCGTATTGCCTGACACGATAACCGGGGCGGCGGTGAGGGTCGGGGTGGACGCAACGATGCTCCCCTGGCCCGAGGTCATGGACGGCAACGCCGGGATGCCCTGTGGGTTCGCTACCACGAGGGTCACGATTAGACCGCTGGATGTCGCCCGGCACCTCTGGTTCGTCCCTGGACACTGATTGATGGCCAGCGCCAGGTTGGCCATGGTTTGTTGATCGTTCCGGCCGATGTTGAAGCTCGGCGCCTGGGACTGAGCCGAGGCGAACGAGCTCGCAGCCACGGACGTGAAAATCACCCCGCCGATGGTGACGTACGCGCCGGCAGCGATCCCCGGCAGCGTGGTAACCGTGTCACTGCCCCGGACCCCCGCGATCGAGCCGACCAACGACCCTGCTCCGCTGGTCAGGTAGCCGGATCCTGAACACGTGATCGTCGCGCCGCTGGTCTGGCTGAACGGAAGCTGATTCCCCACTACCCCGGGAACCACCGATTGCAGGGTGACCACGTTACTGGCCGACGTGGCGATTACAAGGAGCTGAACCGACGAGTGCGCGTTGACGGCTGCGGCGAGGTTCGCCATGGTAGCCGTGTCCGACGCGCCCACCTGGAACTGCACCGCGGAGGGTACCGTCGAGTTAGACACGCACGTGAACACGGTTCCGCAGATACTCACCGCGTTCGTTGCCACGACGGTGACCCCCGTCATGGTGCCCGTAGCAAACACCGCGTTGGCGGGCTTCAGAAAACCCGCCTGCGCATTGATTGCTCCGTCGAGCACGCCGTTAATCATGTTGCTGAACCCGAGCAACTGCTGATGAGGGTCCAGGCTGTTGCCGTACGAAACGTCGTTCAGGTCGTTCGACGGCGAGTTGATGAGAAGCAGCGCTTGCTGTCCGGCCATGTCCGGCTCTCCTTACGTAAGGGGCTGCCAGGTGGGTTCCTGGCAGCCCCGGGGTTGCGTCAACCTGTTAGGAGTTGACGATGTTGTACCACTTGATGGCCTTTGCGGGCGCGAGCAGGAGGACCGCCTGGTGCGCGTAAGTTCGCATCAGGTAACCGGCGCGAGTCGGGTCGTCGAACCAAATGTCACCTTCGGCGTCGCCTCCACCCGGCCTCGTGAATGACAAATCGTAGGCGCCCACGCGGCTGAGCTTGCGCATTGGGAACCCGAATGCCTCTCCCGCCTTTACGACTCCGTGCGAGCGCACCCTAACCTTGCCGCTCTGGCTGTAGAACTCGATCGCCTTCGCGCCGTTCTCCAGCTTCGACGGGTCATAGCTGGAATCGATTTTCCTGAGGGCCGCGAGGTCCGTCAAGAGGTTCGACCACGTGTTGGGGTTCACGAACACGTCGATGTCTTCGTCCAGTCCGCCACGGCCCACGGCAATGGCGATCCCGTCCTGGATCTTCTTGAACGTGAAGGCCTGCGCCGAGCAGTTGTAGGTGTTTCCTGCCCAGAGGCTATACAGGGTCGGGTCGATGCCGAACCGGGTAGCAGTCGAGACGAGCTGCTGGTCAAGCCCCATCATGTCCTGGTTAGAGAACGAGCTCGTTGAGCCCGTCGCCGCGAGCCAGTAGTAGACGACGATGTTGTTACCGAGGGTGATGCCCGTGAGCGAGGTAGCGTCGCCCGAGGTGCTCACCACGGTAAACGAACGGTTGAGGATGTCCACGCTCGTGATCTGGTACGCGCCCAGAGACGGCAGCGAAGGCTCGGAGCCGATGCGGGTATAGTTCCCAGCGCCCGTGCTCGGGTCGTAGAAAACGACGCACGCATTTTCCTTACCGGCCCAAAGCAGAGGAGCAAAGCTCGCAGCACTGAGGGTCACGTATGTGTGAGTGGAGTCGGTAGCGGCGACCGCCGAGACGACCCCCAGCCCCGACTGCCCATACAGGACCGATGCCTCGAGGCGCTTCCTGGCGCTATTGATAATGTTCTCGACCTTATACTTGGTCAGAGCGACGAAGCTGGCGCCCTCTCCGTGCATCGAGCGCGCGGCCGAGTTGTAGTCGAGCGAGCCGGCCAGGATCTGTTGGTACCCGTCCACCAGGGCGTTCTGCGACCGGAAGCTAATGGGCGGCGCAAGGGTGAAGTTGCCGGCGTTCGGGTCCCCGTACGCCATGCCCTGTTCGTCCGCGAGGACGACCGGCACGTTCCAGCCGGCGCCCTCCATCGAGCGGGCCTCGAAGGGGATTTCCCGAACAAGAAGAGCACTCTCCGGGACGAGGTTCAGGACCTCATCGCCGTAGCGCTGCTTGAACATGCCATTGAAGTTCGCAAGCTGTGAGTCAACAGCCATTGGCCACTCCCGAGGGCCGTAGCCCTACGAAAACGAGGAAGAAAGAACTGCTCTCACTCGCCTTGGTAGTGGGCCGTCCCGAGGGATGGGCGTCACATCGCCGCTTGTTCGGATCGTAGCCTTACACAAAGTAAGGCTCGGCGCAACTTTACCGGCTCTTCATCCGCTCTTCCCATTCGCGCGTGGTGAGGTATTTGTTGATCGGCTTCTCGCCGGCCGGCGTCTTTGTCGCCCCGGTTGAGCGGGTATTGAGCACGGTAGCGGGCGGATTGCGCAACTGCTGTACCTCGTAAGCCCTAATTTTCTCAGCATCTTTGCCTAACCACTTCACTAACTGTTCCGGGGACATCGTGCGGACTAACGCGTTGTGCTCCTCCAGCAGTTTGGCGCGCACGTCTCGAGCCGCGTCCCGAGCGGTGTAGAACGTCTTCTGCAACCTGTGAGCCCCGAGCATGAGCTCGGCTATACGCCGCGCCACCTCCGGCTCTGCCGGCAGACCCTCGGCCTCCATTGCCGTGGAGATTTGGCCCTGTACGCGCTTGTGCAGCGCAGCCTTGGCCTCATTGGATTTGGCCGCCTCGGCATCCTGAGCGCGCTTCTGCTCGGCCGCACGGAACTGAGCTAGTTCTTGCTGCTGTTGCAGCGACTCCCGCTGTTCCGGTGTCATTCGCTCCACTTGGAGCTTCCGGTAGAGGTATCGCTGCACGATCTCGTCAAATTTCGCTCCCTCCTTGCCCGACGAGAGCTTTTCCATCGCGCCGATCGGGTCGGCGTTGAAGTCGTCAACCCACTTCTCCACGCGCTTCTGCATTTGCGCGGCTTCCTGGAATCGCTGATCAGACGCCTTCCGGATCTGATAGTCGCGCACGACCTCCTCAATCGGGATCTCCTTGTCCGCGCCATCGACCGTCACCTTGACCCTGGCCCCTGGCTTGTAGGGCAGATCAGCGTCGGCGACCGGGACAATTCCCGGTTCCTGACCGGCTTTCGGCTTCGTATCGCGAGCACCGCGCGCGGCCAGCGCGCCGTCGATGGTGGAAGGTGGTTTACCTGACACGTGCGTCGGTGTCGTGGTGGTAGCTGTAGTAGGTGCGACGGGGGCGGCGTCAGGCATGGTTCTTCTCCTCGGGGCGGGCGTACTCCACGGCGTTTTCGTCGGGCGCTGAGTTCAGGAGCGCCGCCTGCGCTTCCTCGAGCCGCTGCCTCGCGGCGTCGGCAGCGGCCTTGAAGGCCAACGCCTCGTCTACGTTTTTCGGGGGTGGGCCATTCCCTAGGCCCAGGGCTTCGTCGATCGTTTTGGGCGGGTTGTACGGCTTTCCCCTCAGCACATCATCGATATGGGCGGGCGCGTTTGGCATGATTCCTATCCTAAGCCGATGCGGGCTTGACTCCAGGCGGGGTGACTCGAGCGGCAGGCTTCGGCAACTCGGTCTTCTGGCCGGTCATGGGGTTCGTCGGGCCCTGCGGCATCGAGGGCTCCCTCGCTGGCGTACCTACTGGAGTCGTGGGCTGCCCTGGCTGCGGAGGACCGGCGCCCGAGAAGATGTCCTTCGCCGCTGTTGGTTCGTCGGGGCGGTTCGGGTCGGCTGCAGCCTGGCTCTCCGGCACCACCGGAGGCGAAGCGAACGACTTGATCCCCAGGAAGGCTGCGAGGACCGGATCCAGCATCTTCGCCATACTGAGATGCCACTCGATGTGATTGGTCGCCTGCAACACTAGCCGTGGGTTGGTGCGGCTCTCCGGGGAGTCGAGGAGGACCTTATGGTGCAGAGCGTGAAGTTGGTGGTCATCGGTTTTGAGACCTTGGACCTCCTTGCCATCCGACAGGGCTTCGTTCTCAGCCTTGACGTTCATGAGCTCAGACTGTGCCGGGTCGATGATGGGCTCTAGCCGGCCCGTCGTCAGGACCTGCACGTAGTCCTGCGTCGTGCGAACGAGGCCCTTGGCCAATAGGTTGTCGGCGATCTGCATTTTCCCTGCGAGCGTTTGCAATAGCGGGTTTTGGAGCTCGACCGTTATCCGCTTCACTTCCGACAGATCCTGGCCGGTGAACGACTTCATATAGCTGCGGGCGTTGCTTTTGCCGACAATGAGCGCGTTCTGCTGCTGGTCTCCGAACGTGATGTAATCCTGAATGGTCGCGGTGGCGCACTCTTCCATCGCCTGCACGTAGCTCGCTTGCAGCCTGACCGTGTGTTTCAGGGCCTGCGCCACCACGAGCGCGGCCATGGAGCCGGATGACACGTTTTCGGGCGGAGAGCCTCTAGTCGTCGCGTTCTGTCCGGAGATGGCCTCAAGGTCGCCTACCAGCTTCTCGAGCCATGTGAGCGATTCGGGAGCAACCTTCAGCATATTGAGGCCCTGCGGTATTCCTCCCCCCTCAACCCCTGGGATCGGGTCGTATTCGAGTAGCACCAGGCCGCTGCCTATCATTTTAGGCGTGAGCGCGGCCTGACGAGGGGACGCCACGGACTGGATACCGAAGGCGTTGTGATTCGTGGCCAGCGTCGTGTACTGAGCGTCAATGGCATGCTGGATTGGCAGGAGGTCGAAGTTGATTGAGTATCCGAAATTCGTTCCCTCCTGCCGACCCGCCGAAATTCGGAATAACGGCCGCTGCTGATACGGGAGCGGGCCGTCTTGCACCCAGGTCTGCCCGACGATGAACATGTACCGGCCATGAGGCATGGCCGCGGTCTTGTCGTGGAAGAAGTGGAAGCACTCCACTTGATCCGAGAAATGGAACGCCATCTGGGTGAAGTTGTTGTAGAACGCGGGCGTAGGGTGCTGAGCATAGCTTTCGAGTCGTCCCGGCGCGTTCAATATCTCCCGCTTCTTCCCCGGGTATTTCTGCGCCAAGTCGTACTTGTTCACGTACTCCCGGACGATGACCCAAGTCATCTTTCGCGGGTCGGGCTCGGAGAAATCGCGAACCACCTCCCAGGGCGGAAACGATTGGAAAACGAGCGTCCCGGACCACTGCGGCTTCCCCGTGCCCGGTACTGGCTCCATGAGCCCGGTTTGCGGGTTGGGCGCCAGGTCTTCCGTGCCCGGCAGCCGCCCGACGATGTCGCCGCCCGTCGCGTTCCAGAATTTGCCGATGTAGCCCTCTCCGTACCACTGCGCGAAATCAACAGCCTCTTGACTCACTGATTCGAGGCTCTTGTTCCGCATCGTGTCGTAGTCGAGTAGATTCTGAGCCAGGATGCACTGCGCCATAGACGAAAAGTCGGAATTGGTCGCCTTTGCCGAAAAACTCGGACGCTCCTGGCAGATCTGATCGACGATGCCCGAATTGATGGCCCGAAGATGATTCGCCTCGAGCAACACCTGCTCTCCGGCCATACCCCCCGTCCAGACTCGGCCCAGCTTGATACCGCCCTTATTTTGGGCCTTGTACACACGATGCCAGAGGTTGAGCTGGCTCGTGCGGATGAATTGGTAGTATGAGCCGATGCGCGAGAATGCCTCCGCGCAACAACGGTCAGCCGGTAGTGCTGCCCAGTATTCGTCTGAATTGGTGTCGAACGACATTGGTTACGCCTCGCCGAACGTGTTGGGTATGAGAGCCCGCAGCGCCTGTGCGGCGCCGCTTTCGGAGTGGAACGCCTTTGCGTCGATGATGTCGGGGCGGAGAACGTCCGTCTCGGGGTTGAACGTCTCTGGTATGGCTGGATAGGGATTGATGCTCACTGGCACTGAGCGCACCATATAGACGAGCGCGGCCAGTAGGTCGAGGTGGCTATCGCCCTGGTGCTCGAACTTGGTTCGCGCCGCGTTCCACACGCCCGTGCGGAGCTGGTGAATGAGCTTCTTGCAGCGTGGGTCTATCTCGATCTCGCCCTTTTGAAAGCGGATTCGCAGCACGTTCACCATGCCGTCGAGCGATTCTTTGACAACGGGCAGGAACAAGAGGCGGTGAAGGGTCTGCATGTCGAACGCCCATTGCGGGTTAGCCGAGTCAGACGTACGCCGCCAGGGCCGCATGCCACCGGTTGCTGGAGGCAGGTGTCCCCAGAGCGCGGCCTCCTTGCCCTTGATCTCCTCCGCCTGAGTCTGAGTGTTCTGTTTCAGGCATACGAGCTCGTCCTCCACCACCAATGTTGCGCGCCTAAAATCGTAGTAGGCGAACACCGTGCCCATCGGGTCCGGGTGGAAGCCCGGGTCGGACGAAACTAGGCACAGCTCGTACTTATCCGGGGAGCGGGTCGGCCTGCTGTACCGAGCCTCGTCCTGGCAGAACTCGGCCACGATGACGCGGCTCGAGTCGATCACCGGGATGTTCTTGTACTCGCGGAGGTAGGTGTCGCTCTCGCACCCGCCGCACTCAGCCGACCACTCGGCCTTCTGCTTCGGAGTGACGTGCGGCATGTCGTCGATCGACGCAGCGAAGTACGCGGCGACCTCCATCGCTGTTGCACGCAGCTCGAGGAAGTAGTGTGCCGGCTGTTTCGGCGCGCTCGACAGGACCACTAGCCGGCCGCGCGTCGTGAGAAAGGTGGCCAGGATCACGTCCTTGACGAGTGACTTCAGCTCGGCTGAGGGCACGTACCCGGCCTCGTCGACAACCCAGAAATCGACCGCAGGTCCACGGTTCGAGTCGACGGCCCGCATATCGTCGGCTCCAGTGAGCCGGATTGTCGACCCGCTTGGAAACGCGAAAACATGGTCAACCGAGTTGTAGCGGATACCGTCCGCTACGTTCGTCGGAGCCCGGGCCAGTATTTTCCGGGCGTTGGGGAGCAGGTAGGCTTTCAGCGACTTGGCGGTGGAGGACGTGACGGTGACAACCGCGTGCGGCCGGCTCATGGCGAGCTCGAAACACACGACCAACGCAACGTAACTTTTCCCGAATTGCCGGCTCACCATGCCGACCATCGTGGGCTGGCGGACCCCGTCGCTAGCGCGGAGCCAGTGGTACAGCTCGCGCGCGTGCGGAGCGACCAGATACTCGAGGTCGCCCGCCTCCCAGAGGCTCAACTCCTGCTCTGGGGTCACCGGGGCACGACCTGGTCGGCGCCCGAGGGGACCTGTAACGGCACGCCCGTGAGGCCAGAGTGGTACGCGAGCGCATTGACCGCGACCCGCATCCGCTCGACGACCTCCAGGGCCTTGTGCACCTCGTCGGACGTCAGCGCGGGGACTTGCGCCGCCAGCTGCGCCCGGCTGCGATCCGCGTAGTCGCGATCCTCGAGATAGGCGGCCCGGCGCGCCCGGGCGCTGCGCTCCTGGCGGAGATCCCGGTGCACCACCAGGGCGGCGGCGATCAGGGCGAGGGCTACGACGGCGACGAGGACGGAGCTCATGATCGCCCCCACCGTCGAGTAGGCGTAGGCCGGTCCCCCGGTGCGGGTGCATCCGCGTGCTCGGGCTGGTAGTCGCGCTCGAAAACTTTGGCGTCGAGGTACTCCCAGCCGCTGGGCGTGGGGCTCGCGGGGCTCGCGGTCACGAGGTATCCGCCCGCCTGGGGTAGGTATCGGTGGATCCATTCGCGGCCCACCTCGATCTCCTGGCCGTCCTCGAGGATCAGTCGGCAGCCGAGATATTCCCAGGCCACGGGGGATAACCCGTGGGCCAGCACTACGGCGATCCTGGAGGCGCTCACTACGCGTGAACATTGATATTTGTCCATTACGTCCCTTTCGTTTAGTTCTTCGGGGGAGCGCCGGGTTCAAAAGGGCGAGGGCGCATCCGCGTGCTCGGGCTGGTAGTCGCGCTCGAAAACTTTGGCGTCGATGTACTCCCAGCCGCCGGGGCTCGCGGTCACGAGGTATCCGCCCGCCTGAGGTAGGCATCGGTGGACCCATTCGCGGCCCACCTCGATCTCCTGGCCGTCCTCGAGGATCAGTCGGCAGCCGAGATATTCCCCGACCCCGTGGGACGACCCGTGGGCCAGCACTACGGCGATCCTGGAGGCGTTCACTACGCGTGAACATTGGTATTTGTCCATTACGTCCCTTTCGGTCAGGGCTTCGGGGGTGCGGTGGGTGCGATGCGGCGCCGGGTCAGCGGGGCGACTCGGTCGGCTACGGCCGGATCGCAGCGGGGGGGCGGCCCGTCCACGGGGGGGGGTTGGTATGGAATACGACAGTCCTCGAGAACTATCGATGCCTGTCCCTCGCAAACCTGCGGGCTTTGCTCCTGCTCCCACTCGATCTGGGTGACCCGTCCGCGCAGGACCGATAGCACGGCTACCCGCGTGTGGGACAGCCCGAGGCTGGCGTCGACAACAGGAGCCCGGAGCGTGATCCCTCCCCAGGATTTTGGCCAGCCGCTGGGCTCGCCCCTGTTCCACACCTGCACCGTCTCCGCCCTGCCCAGCGGGGACGCCGCAACGTCACGTCTGTACGTCAGTGTGTGTGGCCGGCTCGGTTTCCCCACGGTATCCCTCCTTCATAGAATCTCTATGACGGCGCGTACAAAGGCCGCTGCGACGAACGGATCTATCGCGTTCCCATAGGCGCGCAGTCGTCCCACTGTTTCGGGTATCCGATCAGCCAACGGCTGTGTGCCGGATTCAATAGGTCTGGTTTTCCCGTCGCGACCGAGAAGCCAATTGATCGGACTCCCAGATCGATCTTCTTGAAGATCTGCGGGAGTGGGCCACTTCCGTAGAGCCGGGCTGCACCGCATAACTTCAATCCCAGTTTCTCGTGATTCCCCGCCGCGTACTGGTGAGTCGACCCGGTCGCGTCGTTTGTCGTTGGCGTAGGCCACCCAGTACAGTCTTTGGCGCTTATGGAATCCTCCGAAGCCCGCAGAGCACAGATCTGCCGCTGCGACGGCATAATCCGATGTTTCCAGGTCAGTTTGTACAGCGTCGAGCCATTTGAGACCGTCAGGGCTCGCAACCTGTTCTCCAAAGACGACTGAAGGGCGGCGCTGCCGAATGAGCGGTAGCCAGCTGGGCCACAGGTGCCGCTGGTCGGCGAACCCACCATGCCGACCGGCCTGTGAGAACGGTTGACACGGGCACGACCCCGTCCAGACGTCTCGATCGTCGGGCCAGCCGGCGAGGCGGAGGGCGTAGCTCCAGCCGCCGATGCCAGCGAAAAAATGGCACTGTCGGTATTGCTCCAGGTCCGCAACGGTGAGGTCGCGCACGCTCCGTCGATCGACAATTCCATGTGCGATATGTCCGTCTGCCGCAAGTCGCTCGATCCATTCCGCCGCGTACGTCTCGATCTCGTTGTAGAAGGCGCTCATGTACGGAACCTCAACGGGTTACCTCCTGCTGGTTAGTCAATTCGCGGTACGGGGTCAGTCCCGCCGCAGCCCGAGCCTCGCCCAACCGCCGCACCCGCTCCTCGGCCGACACGACCACCGTCTGACCCCCGGCCGCGAGGAGCGCAATTCCTGCGCGTGCCTCGACGAGGCCCGCCAGCGCCTCTCGGTAGGCGTCTACGTCGGCCAGCGTCACGGGCGGCGACTCTCGCAGCAGGACGCAAATCCTGCGGTACAGCACGTCGTACGTCGCGCCGGCCTCCTCGCGAGTGAGCGACACGCCGTGGCCCAGCTCCTGTGAGATCCGCGACAGTTTGGCCAAGGCGCGAGATTTGCGCGAGTAGCGGGCCTGGGCGACCCGTTTCGCGCGGAGCTCGTCGTCTGGGCGCTCGAGGCGCTCGAGGGGCACGGGCGGCACTGTAGCACCCTGTGGAGCGATCGCAAGATGTGCGTGAGATCCGGGCCAGACTGGGCTCATACGCAAACCTAGCGCTGGCCCGGTAGTGACGATCTAATGATTACGGGCGGCTTGCCATCGGCATACGCCGTGTATATACTGAGGCTATGACCAAAACGACGAACTACCCCGAATACGCAGTGGTGGACCTGGAGACTGGCGCGATCTACGGCATAGGCGAGGACCTGGCGCACGCGCGCGCCGACGCCCGCGAGGAGCTGCGCAAGGCGCGCATCGACGACCTGGATGAGGCCCTGGCGCGCCTCGCAATCGCGCGCATCACGGTCGCCGCGGCCCAGTCCGTGCGCGATCACGGGGGCGCCCCGGACGCGCGCAGGCTTTCTGTTGGTACGGCTACGATCTGCCTGCGCGAGGAGGAGTAGCATGCAAAAGCGAACGCTAAAGCAGAGGCAGCAAAGGGAACCTTGGCCGGCGTATTTCACCCAGATGGCGTTCCGTTTCTCGGATCACGTGCTCGTACAGGCGCTGGATGCCAAAACACGAGATCCTAGGGCAGTCGTCCGGGCTATCACCTTCACACTGGCCGAGGGCAACCTGACGGACGGGACCTGGGAGCCCACGCGCGCCCAAAGCTATCAGCTCGCTGAGCGGATCGCGAAGGGTATCGCCGCGCGGCACCCCGGGTTCGATGTTCGCGTCCAAGTGAAACTCACAAGCGGGTATACGCCCCCGACCCGAGTCGACGGCTGCGCTTGCCCCGAGGAAGGCTTGGTAGCGGAGGATGTCGACCAGACGGCGGAGCGCGAGTGGACGCGGTGGTGCGAGGAGTGCCAGCCCGACGTGTGCGGGTAAGAGGAAAGACATGCAAAAGCGAACGCTAAATCCTCGGGCAGTCGTCAGGACTATCACCGTCACACTGGCCGAGGGCCACCTGACGGGCGGAACCTGGGAGCCCACGTGCGCCCAAAGCGAGCAGCTCGCCGAGCGGGTCGCGAAAAGTATCGCCGCGCGGCACCCCGGGTTCGATGTTCGCGTCCACGTGAGATGCACCAGCGGGTATACGCCCCCGACCCGAGTCGACGGCTGCGCCTGCCCCGAGCCGACCGCCTGGTAGGAGTGCCAGCCCGAATGACTACACCACGAGCTCTCAGATATCGCTCTCCCCGCCGAGCCGGCGCAGTGCTCCTCCCCCTCACCGTCGCCGAGAGGGAGGAGCTACGCGCGGCGTCCGCCCGCGAGGCTATGACCCTAGCGGGGTGGGTGCGACGGGTCGCCCTACTGGCCGCCCGGCTCCGGGTCAGTAGTTCCCCCGTCTAGGGGCCCGGAAGCGACTGCCGAGGAGGCCGCCTCCCTCTCTTGGGCTACCTCCTGCTGTTTCGTCGTTTGCAGGGCCCGATCGTAGGAGTAGTGCGCCAGCACAGTGGCGTCCGTCCCCTCGAATTTGATACTTTGTCCCACCGTGGCGCCCGTGAAAACGTGCCCCTGGGGGATAGTGGCCGGGACGACGGTGCCTCGCGAGCCCCCTACGTCGAATACGACGACCTCACCCCCCAGCACGGCGGCGTCGGGCGGCTGTAGGACGAGCCAACCGTTCGCTACCCCGTCGTCGAGGGTGTCAGCGAGGACCTGATTCTGGGCATCCTTCTGCCGAGCCGTCTCGGCCTCTATTTCCGCGGCCACTGACTCCGGCCCGACGAGGCGCATTAGCGCGCTCGTTTGCTCTCGGAGGACATTCCATTGGCCCATGAGTTGCGGCAAAAATGCCTGTATCTGCTGTAGCGTCATTTTCTGTTTTGACATGGTCTCATAGGTGCGACGGGTTGGGGTCGGTGGGTTGACGGGGCCACGCAGGGTGCTCGGTCATGGTTTTCCAGGCCGCGACCTCCACGGATCGGACAATCTTCGCTTTGTCGTCCGCAGGGATGGCGGACCAAACGCCCTTCGCGAGCGCTTCGCACAGGGCTAGCACGAGGCCGTTCACGCCTATCCCTCGCCGGCGGTCGGATCAGGCGCAGGGATCTTCTGCAAAAGGCCGACGATTTTTCCGGCCCAATCCATGAACTCACCGAGGATTGTCGTGGACGGAGTCATCTTATCGACTACCGCGATCACCGCTGCGGCGTCCGCTTCAAGAGTAGCCCCATTCGCCGTAAACCACGCCTCGAGATCTTGGAGGATCTTTTCCATACGCTCTCCTACTGCGGGTTGACTCCGACCGCGAGTTTGGCCTGTGCAGGGCCGGCCAGCGCGCCGAGAACGAAAGCGATCCCGGACACCACGATGCCGATCGTCGGCCACGGGGCCGGCAGTCCAGTGAAATTCGTCGCGAGCGTGGTCAGCGACGCAGCTAGCGCGGCCCAAAGGGTTGACGGTAGGTGACCGAGGATATTGCTGGGACGAAGGCTAAGGTTCATTCTCTCTTCTCCTTTGCTTTGCTGCTAGTTGACCTACGGCACTACGAACAGATTCCGATCCGGAGACGCGGCGATTGTAGCTCGCGGGCCATGCGGGACCACTATGCAACCCGTAGAAATCTTCCCCCGTAGATCCGGATCGATCGCGTCCCCGTGAAACAAAAACCCCGAGCGCTCGAATGTGTTGGTTCCCAGCTTGGGCGCGAGGTGCATCACCACCGGCCCGCGCTCCGGGTCGGTGAACGGGGCACCGATAGTGTATGCGCCCTGGGGAATCGGCCCAACGTCGGGGATCTCCTGTTTCGCCGGATCATTCAGCCCTTCCGGCGATCCCGCGTAACAGGCCGTCGTCAGAGTTCCGAGAGAGTTGTCCGAGCCGATGCGCCAAAGGGTGTGCTTGGACTGCGAATAGATCCACATTAATGGCTCTCCGACCCCGACCCCGACCACGAGCGCGACGACGACCACGACGCCGACGCCGACCGCGACTCCGACCGCGACCGCGACCACCCCGCCCACGCCCCCACCCACGCCCCCACCCACGACAGTGACCACGACAGCGACCGCGACCCCGACCCCGACCACGACACGGACCACTGAGTTCCGGCCGACAGCGCGCTCACCATGGGTGACTCCCCGACGCCGACGCCGACCACAACCCCGACCCCGACCACGACTCCGACGCCGACCGCGACCCCGACGCCGGCCACAACCCCGACCCCGACCGCGACTCCGACCACGCCCCCGCCCCTGTACACGACCACGACCGCGACCGCGACCGCGACCACCCCGACCCCGACCACGACACGGACCACTGAGTTCCGGCCGACAGCGCGCTCACCATGGGTGGCTCTCCGACCCCGACCCCGACCACGAGCGCGACGACGACCACGACGCCGACCGCGACTCCGACCGCGACAGCGACCGCGACCCCGACCCCGACCACGACACGGACCACTGAGTTCCGGCCGACAGCGCGCTCACCATGGGTGACTCCCCGACCCCGACCACGACCACCGCGACCGCGACGCCGACCCCCGAGCTCCCGCCGCCAGCGCGCTTACCATGGTTACCTCGCTGGAAAGCGTTTCACTGCCGGTTGCAACTTAGATCCGAAGATAAACTTGCTGCGCCTCGGCTCCTTCTTGAGCCGCTCCGCCATTTCGCGCATCGCCGCTTTGTTGTCTTCTGCCTCAGGGCCCGTGATCCCGACCGCGTCGAGTGCCTCTGAAATCGACCGAACGATCCGCACGCGTACGCCAACCACTTTCCAAGACACATGCTCGAATGCCTGGTCTGCCTCGACGTGGTTTCGGCCGGCCGGGTTCTTCACCTCGAGTAGGTATAGGTTTCCGAACCGACCCACGAGCAGATCCGGGCATCCCGCAAGCGACACGTCGAGCACCAGGACCTTGCAGCCCACGCGCTCCAGGGCGGTCGTGATCTCGTGTTGGTTTCTATCCACGTTTGCGCCGAATCTGGGTTTTGTCACTGCGCCACCTCCGCGTATGTCGCCGCAGCCTTAAGCACCATGTCAAGTATCTGGAGTGCGCCGATTTTGTCTCCCGACTTCCACGCGTCTCGCGCCGCTGCCAGCATGTCGGAGACGAGCGTATCGGCGATGCGCGCCTTTAGCCTCTGCGACACTGCTGGTTGGGCGCTCACTTAGGTAGCCTCTCAGTGACACAACCCGTGGCGCCATGCATTTCATATATGAGAACAGCGTCGGGTACGCCCCTACGATTCTTCAGCACGTAGCCGTCAAGCTGCGACACCGGCCCCTCGTCCCCCGGCGACCGCTTCCTGCGCCGCAATCCGATCACCACGTCGCTCCAATGGTCAATTAGCGCCGACCCGCGAAAGTCAGACATTCTAGGTGGCCGATCTTCACCGTCCTCGATCTTCCGATTGAGCTGGCACAGGGCGACTACTAGCGGCTTGTACCCGATGCGGTAGCGGCACTCTCCACGCGAGAGCGCCCGCAGTCCGCCGATAGCCTCGCCGAGTACTGAGGAATCGTCGAAGATCCAACGCCCGCGCGCATCCCGTCGGCCAATCATACCGAGGTAATCGACGAACACAACGTCAGCATCGCCGTCGCACGCTCCGTGAAGCACCTCCTCTACTGTTCGTCCCTTTTCCGCTCCTGTGTGCAAAAAAAGGTTCTCTGATAGATTCTCCCACTCGGACACTCCACGATCCCAGCGCGCCTGAGCCTCTTCGTCGAACGGCCACGAATCCTTGGCGAACGCCTGCTCTATTCGGCCCACCGTGATGCCCGAGAGTTGAGCGATCGCGAGCGTGGTCATTTCCTCTTCCGTCAGTTCCAGCGCCTCGAATACGACACGCTGACCTAATCGAGCCATCTTGAGCGCAATACTCCAGGCCCACGAGGTCTTGCCGTCACCAGGTCGCCCGCCTACGCTCCACAGTTTCCGCGCTTGGGGCTGACACAGCCGCTCCATCCGAGGGCAGCCCATTTTCAGCGGACGGATCTCGGCCATCTGAGCCGTTGCCCGATCCACCGAGTTCAGCCTCGGCTCGAGCGATTGCATTGCTCCAACGAGCTTCGTCACGGTCCACCTCCGTCGAGTTCCAGAATTGCGCGAGTTGAGCCACGGTGCGAACGGTCGGGTAGCCCTTGTGCCGCAGGGCCGACCGCCAGCGGAGATCGATTTCGGCGGGCGTCGCGGAGGCCAGCAGCCGCTTCAATGCCGCCCCGTCCCGTCCGTAGGCGAAGAGGTACTTCGCCCCCGCCCCCATCACTTCCTCAAAAACAGTCTCGAGGCGGAGCCGCGTGGGGCCAAAGAGGGGCGACGAGGCCGGCCGGCGCTTGTCGCCGGGTGTTTCTTCTGTTTCTTCTCTCTGCTTCTTCTGCCTTCTTCTACTAGAGTGTTCCGCTTCTCGATCCAAGGGTGTTCCGGTACCCGTTCCGCTACCCGCGGGCTCGTGTTGATAGGTCGCGAATTTAACTCGGGTTATCCTGGACGGCGAGCCGTTCCGCTTCTCGATCCAAGGGCGTTCCGCTTCCGCTACCAAGAGCCCGGCCCTGATCGCCTCATGGAGAGCTCGGTGTGTGGTCGTGAGCGGGACCGTCTGCTTGTGGTGCGGACCGCTCAGATATCGCGAGAGTTGACGCAGAGTTACGAGAGCCGTCCCGGAATCGTCGGCGTTTTCCTCTACCCAGATCACGATCAGTTTGGCGGGTAGACCTATGCCCCGAAACGACGACCCCTCCCGCCACCTGCGGCGCCACGCCTTTCTCCACGGTTTCGTCCCCTCGGGCGCGTCGCTCACGGGAGGGGTTCCCTTGCGCGCTGGTGACACACGATCTCAGCGTCGGCGAGTAGCGACTGAGCGCGCGCGAAATGCCGAGCCGCCTGAGCCCAGTGTGCTCGCTGAGCCGATACCCCCGTGACGGTTTTAGCCGTCAGAGCCTCACGCACCGCCCCCTCGACCGCAACCGACACGTCCGACAGACAATCTCGCAGTTCAGAACCCATTGCCACCTCACCTACAGTAACGCAAAACGATAGCCGCCGCGCCGAACCACGCAACGCACGACACGGTGACCGCCCCGGCCAACCCGAGCCAACACGGGGGCTCCTCGATCTCACTGAGCGGCGGAGGGTCTCGCACGATTTCGAAAAGGGGCGTCTGTTTGGATCTCATCTGAGCCACTCGCACGGAGCGATTTTCGTAACAGACTCGATCCGCAGAGCCAACGCAAGCCCGGGTGTGCGTCTACCCGCCAGCAACCCGCATACCGTGGCCTGCGAGCACCTGAATTTCCGTGCCAACTCCACCTGCGTCCAGTTGCGCTGGTACTGCAGGAGTAGCGCGACCGCCCTTGCTGGATTTTCCATAGGTTTATATTACTCGATTCATTTCTGTTGACAACGTTTATTTGTTGGCTCATAACACACGCATCCTGCATGGAGCAGGGATAGAGGGACGCACAATGGACCGCGAAACCGCCTGGCAGACCCACTGCGATTCAATGGCTTCCGGCTGCGACCTGGAAGCGCTTGCCGAGCAATTCTATGCGCTCGCCTACGAGACCGACCCCAACGCGAGCGCGGAGCAGAGGCAGTCCCTGATCGCCCATCACACGCAGATGTCGCGGTCCTGCGAACAGCGAGCGCGTCGCTACCGCGCAATGGGCGCAGGGGATTGGGAGGGCGCCGACGCCGAGGCGGCTCGCGCGTTCGGTGGCGAAGACGAAAAGAAGGGGTCGAGCCAGCCATGGTGAGCGCGACGGTCGGGGCTAGGTGGTCGCGGTCGGGGTTGTGGTCGTCGTCGGGGTCGCGGGCGGGGTCGTGGTCGTGGTCGCTGTCGGGGGCGGGGTTTTCGCGTTCGCGGTCGTGGTCGTGTACAGGGGCGGGGGCGTGGTCGGAGTCTCGGGCGGCGTCGGCGTCGCGGGCGCGGTCGTGGGCGTGGTCGGGGAGCCAGCCATGGTGAGCGCGACGGCGGTCGGGGCTAGGTGGTCGCGGTCGGGTTTGTGGTCGTCGTCGGAGTCATGGGCGGGGTCGCTGTCGTGGTCGCTGTCGTGGGCGGGGTTTTCGCGGGCGCGGTCGGAGTCGGGCACAGGGGCGGGGGCGTGGTCGGAGTCGGGGTCGGGGTCGGGGTTGTGGCCGGCGTCGGCGTCGGGGTCGCGGTCGGCGTCGGAGTCGTGGTCGGGGTCGGGGTTGTGGTCGGCGTCGGCGTCGGGGAGGCGATAGCCATGGCCCTGGACCTCACCTCGGTCAGCCCGTCGCTTTTATGGAACATGAACACCTCGCCGGGAGCGTACCGGTACCGGGTCACGACCCCGTTCGAGGGAACGCCTCAAACCGTGTTCGGTCAGCTAGTAGACGGACATTTGACCGGCGTCGGGCTGGATCGGTTCTGCGTATGTGGCGTCGACAAGCGGACCAAGGAGTACAAGGCGTTCCAGGCCCAAAACGAGGGGAAGGAGATCATCTCCCGCGACGTATGGGACGAGGCGGTGGAGTGCGCCGCTGCGGCCCGCTCTAATCCTCTCGTGGCCGAGATTCTATCGGCGGGCCAGCCACAGGTTGCGCTGAAATGGGTTGACGAGGAGACCCAGCTCGTGATCTCGGGTCGCCTCGACTGGCTCTCGGATTCGACGGGGCTCGCGCCAGATATCAAGACGACAGCGAAGGGTCTCGCCGTCCGGCAGATCGCGAACACAGTGTCCGATCGCGGGTACCACGTACAGAACGCGCTCTACCGGATGGGGCTCAAGGTTATGGGGCTGCCCTACGACGTTGGCTGGGTTTTTATCGAGTCCTCGCCTCCCTACGACTCCGTCGTCTACCGATTGAGTGACGTACAGGAGGAGGATTGCGAACGCGAGGCGCGACGGCTGCTCCGGAAGGTCCGGCGGTGCCTCGACGCGAACTCGTGGCCTGGCGTCGCTGGTCCGACACCCGGGGTTCAGTCATTAGTCCTACCGTTCTGGGCTTTCGGCCCGCGCATTGAGGAGGAACAACCGTGATCACATCAGACAAGACCGGCGAGATAGCGAAAGCCCTCGCCGCCGCACAAACCCAGCTCGGACCGGTGCTCAGGGACAAGACGGTGCGCGTCTCTGGGGATAAGGGGACATATACGTTCGACTACGCGGATTTGGCCTCGGTGGTCGAGGTGTGCCGTACCGCTCTCTCCCAACAGTCAATCGCGATTGTGCAGGGAGTAGAAACGGAGCAAGGGGGAGTGAAGGTCGAAACGCGACTCATTCACTCGTCCGGTGAGTGGCTCTCCTCTGCGATCACGATGCGGGGCGCCGCAGACAAGCCACAAGCAGTTGGCTCCCTGATCACCTACGCGCGCCGATACGCCCTGTCGGCAATGGTAGGAGTAGCCTCGGAAGAGGACGACGACGCCAATGTGGCCGAGGGCAACTCGCGACAAATATCCACGCGGCCCCTAAGCCCCCAGGCCCAGGCACGCTCCGCTGCCGTCAAGGCCGGGAAAGATCCCGTGGCGCGACTCGAGGCCGTGAAGGCGCGGGCCCTGAAGCTGTACGCAAACATCCCCGACGCGAAGTCGCAGCTAGGGACGTGCCTTGGCAGAACCTTTGGAGAGGGGCCTATCGCCGGTCTGTCAGAGGCGGAACTTGACCAGGCGGAAGCGTGGCTAACGCTAGAGCAGGCCGCAAAGGCGAAGGGCTAGGCGTGACGGGAGCGACCTTAGACGCTTGCGTCCCTTGGCCTACGGGCCTGGGTCGCCCCCGCTCCATCGCCGTGCGCCCCAGCGGCGACGCCATAGTGGGGCACCCGCGAACGCGAGGCGCGACGGCTGCTCCGGAAGGTCAGGCGGTGCCTCGACGCGAACTCGTGGCCTGGTTCTGGGCTTTCGGCCCGCGCATTGAGGAGGAACAACCGTGATAGCGAAAGTTCTAGCCGCCGTACTACCGATTTGTGTAACTCTCGAGGCGCTTAGGCAGTTAACCCGTCGCAAGGAGAGACACCCAATGGCAACGAAGGCAAAGATTCAGCAGTATCCGATCCTCCAGCTCGGACGAGCAGTGATCATCCGTACGGTAACGTTCCACTACGTCGGCCGCGTTGTGGCGCTCGACAATAACTGGGTCACGCTCTCGGATGCGGCGTGGGTAGCGGACTCGGGCAGGTGGTCGGACGCGCTCCGGACTGGGGTGTTGAAGGAGGTTGAGCCGTACCCCAACCCCGTGGACGTGGGGCGGGAGACCATAGTCGACGTGACCACCTGGGACCATTCGCTTCCGCTGGATCAGAAGTGAAGTAACAACAGAGATCGCGCGCAGCCGGGCCGTCGTGGTTCGGGCCCGGCTGCGCGCGATCACGGAGCTACCCATGGTGAGAGCGTTGGCGGTCGCTACCGTCCCCTATACACCCGTCGCTGGTAATCAGGGCTGATCTGTTGGCCGATGAAGTCGGCGGCGGGGTTGGCGGTGCGGGCCCGGTCGAAGGACGGCGCTTTCTGCTCTAGCCAGCCGTGGAGCTCGTCCTGGTTTACCTCGCCACAGCCGTGGAGCTCGTCCTGGTTTACCTCGCCACCATGGGCCATATTGTTGGCTTTCTTGACGGCATTTATTCTATTAGCGTCGATGAGCTTTTCTTTGAGCGTTACGGCTCGGGCGCCAGTAGGCGGCGAGGTCGACTCAAACACCGCGCGTCCAGTACGAATCAGGTTTCGCAGGTCTCCTCCTTCTCCACGCGCGTAGGGGCTACCCACATCCTTTTTGAGAGCGCTTTCGAGCTGGAACGAGCCGAATCCACCCGGTCGGTCTCCTGCCCGGAATTGAGCATTCTCCAGAATTTTGTAATTTCGATACTGATTGTCAGTAGTTTTCAGCTTCTGAGCCATCTCCTTTGGAAGACCGTCTTCAATGGCTTCCGTTGTGGCGTCTTCGGCTTGGGACAGCATTTTTTGTACGGCATTAGATTGCGTAGGGCTAATCTCATCCCGAATGTTTGAACGGATTTGCATCAGCTGCTCGACTGGGACCTGACCCTCCTCATTCGGCTTTAGTATTGTCGTTTGCGCCTTCAAGAATTTTGAGACAGCGTGTCTATCGGGGTCCCCGGCCAAAATCCTGTCATTATTGGCAGCTTGCTCAAAGGCATCAGGTAGTGATTGAGGGCCAGCGTTGAGAGGAACATACGCGCCCTTGATTTCGCTGTATGCTGGCTCGAATCCTTGATAGATTTTAGCAAGCTTATCGCTGACGGAAGGCTCCTGGGCTACGTCTTCCCAGTTTAGGCCCTCGGGCAACGCTTTCCTAAGACCGAGATTCTGCCAGGCTTGACGAGCAGCCTCACGTTTCGCATATATCTCGGGACCGATATCCGGGCTCGATAGTAATGCCTGTTCAGTAATGCCGATATCAGACCGAGGCGCTAGCTGGCCCGCTGTTAGTCGCGTTTGGTCTCCTACGTTTGCAAATTGCTTATTTAGCTCGGTAGCCTCTGGGATTATTTGCTTAGGTGTGATGCCAGCTCTGGCAAACCTTTGGCTGAGTGGGGTTTCTGATTCCCTATTAACAGTGGTAAATGATTTAAAATCGGCTTGTTTTTCTGGGGGTATTCCATTGGGGAAATCTATCTTGGCTTGGGCGGCAGCTACGGTGGGCTGAGGCCCGTTGGCTAGAGCTATTTCTTCGGGCCCGGCGCCTATCGCCGAGCCCCAACGAGCTATTT